GTTGCCAAGCCTGCGCTAATCTGTGCGCCTTTTAAGCCTAATTGACCAACATTAAAGCCTGCTTGTGCGCCAATTTGACCCAAGTTAACACCCATGTTGTATGGTTGTTGTCCCAAAGTCTCTAAGTTCTGTGCTTGTCCCAAAGCAGTTGTGTAAGGTGCATAAGCGGCTTGTTGACCGCTATAGTACTGACCCATAGCTTGTGAGCCTTGACCAAGCAATCCCGCACCAAATAACACATCCCTTTGACCCGCTTGTTGAGCATTAGCAGCCAATTGAGCCTCTTGTTGAGCACGAGCGTTATACAGAGCCTGTAGTTCAGGAGTAGTAGCACCCATAGTGCCACCTTGAGCCACAGAAAGACCGCCACGACCTTGTTGTTGAAGTCTGTTTTGCAAAGTAGCAAGTTCAGTCTCTCTGCCTGGTTGCAACAAAGCCATCTGCTGATTAAGATAGTTCTGAGCAACAGCTTCAGGAGATTGAGCCAAGTACTGATTACCAAGACCAAACAACCTTTGTGCGCCTGTTTGTAAAGGAGCAAATTGGGCTTGTGCGCCTTCTGCTTGTGTCAGACCTTGATTTGACAAAGCAATCAATCTATCTTGTTGCGCCTTAATGTCAGGAGTTAAGGAATATCCCGCACTTGACAATCTTCCAGTAGCAGGATCAAAACCAAACTGAGAAGTTCCAAACCTTGTGGTCATGCCAATAGGTCTAAACTGAGCCGCATCTTTTGCCGCTTTTGTCTCAGCCTCAATCATTGCTTGCGCCCGTTGAGCCGCTTCTCTTGATGTCTGCATCTGCAAAAGATTGCCAGCAGTACCAAGACCACCAGAGATCAAGTTAGGATTTAACAAAGACAACAAGCCTGTCCCAAGAACATTCGTTCCAACCCGTTCTAATGTAGAACGAGAATCAGGGGTAGTGGTAGTAGAGGGAACTGAAGATACCAATGAAGAAGGAAAAGACGCCAAATTTTGACCAACAGGAGTTGATCTTGGCGCAGTAATAATCTGCTCTGCAACATTATTAGTAATAGTGGGAGAAACAGAAGATACAGCACTAACCAAATCAGAAACCTTTATGTTTTGACCACTTGTAACTAAAACTTCTGCTTGAGTTTGCGCTTGTTGAAGAGTTACATTTGGTACTGTTGCAAGGATTGCATTTGTAATTTCTTGCGTGGTAGCGGGTCTGTTGCCTGTAACCTCAACATTTGCTAAATTAGCGTTTGAGCCTAGATTAGAAGCAAGTTGACTGTTAATTAAAGCCAATGTCGCTTGATCTACCATTTGAGGTTGAGAAGTACCAGTTACATTAACAGTACCAGCTTGTGTTACTGGAGTTGCCAAACTACTTAATACGCTACCTAAATTGGTTGCAGTATTAGCCGTACTAGTAACATTTACAGCACCAGGTATCGGTAATGTAGATGTTGCAGAACCTGTTAAAGCAGATAGTGCTCTTTGAACAGTTATGTCGTTATAACCACCAGCCGCTAAAGTATCTGCAATTTGATTAGTCGATAAACCTTGACTTGCCAACTGTCTAGCGTCTTGAATAGCAAATTGTCTTTCAGTAATACCCGCATCAACAGTAGAACCAGTACTTAAATAGTTATCTAACAAAGAACCCCCATAAGCAGCACCGCCACCAAGCAAAGCCCCTCTAAGGATGTCTTGTCCTGTTCCACCTGCTATTGCAGTTGTACCGCCTCCAATGGTTGCCCCTGTAGCACCTGCTAAAGCAGAACCAGTTAATCCTGTTGCACCACCTAATAGACCTGAAATAAAAGGAAGTCCAACAGTAGAGGCCGCCAAACCAATCACAGGTGCAGCGGCAGCCAACAAACCTTTACTACCACCACCAGCAAAAGTTCCTGAGTTAATTATTTCACCAGTTTGGGAATTAACTGTTTGCCAGTTAGCTGTATTATTTGGGTCTACTCGTGTTTCATACACAGACTGAGGAACACCAGCAATCTGCGCCTCAATGTCGTCACCCTCAATCACAGTGCCACGGGCAGTAGGAATTGCTCTAACCAATGCTTGAGCAGCCACTGGATTTTCAGCAGCCTGAGTAATAACTGTAGGAGTTACAGGTACAGTGTTTGATTGATAGACTTGTGCAATAGCTTGCGGAGTGCTAGATGGAACTTCATTTTTAAACTGAGATAAAGCATCAATAACTGATTGGTTATAAACTGCTGTACCTTCAGCATTAGTGTGCAAAGCATCTATCAATAAATTCTTGTTTTGAAGAATCTCACCTTGTGTGCCAACCAAAGCAACATTAGAGTTGGCCTTGGCAACATCTGTAAATATCTGGTCAACTTTAGGATCAAAGTTGTTAGTAATTACATCTTCAACAGACTTAGCATAAGGTGAACCAGTAAGAACAACATTAACACCTTGCTCACCAAGAGTCTTAACAATCTGATTTAGATTGTCTTTAACAACTGCTTTGTCTACACCAGTAATAAAGTCAACACCACCAGCTTGCAAATAAACAGTAGCATTAGGGTCAAACTGACCACCACCCGCTAAGTATGTATTTAGTTGATTAAGAGTATCAGTTGTAGTTGATCCTGCAACCGCATAGTTAGATGTGGCTTGACCAGTAGCTTCAGTTAAAGCCTGTTGCAATGCTGTATTGGAGCTATTCCAACTTGCACCAGCTAAGATATTTCCACTAAGCATACCGCCCGATGTAGGGGCAGCTTGTGAAAAGTTGTATTCGTTTAATGCTCTGTATTGTTGATCTCGCAAAGCTGCCGCAGCTTCCCAACTGCCAGTAAGTTGAAACAACTCTTCATCACTCATTACTATTGGTGCGGCCATGATATTTATTCCTTATTCGGATGCAGCTTGCAATGGTGCAAGGTCTTCAGTTGTCCAGAAGTCTTTAGTCAACATAAGTTGTAAGTGACGTTTGTTTCGGTCTAATCTGTCTGCCCATTGAGCATCAGTTGTATTCGGTGGCTTACCAGCATTTATCAAGTTAACGCTATCCATAGCGGCTTTGTAATGCTGTGCAATTTCTTCAGGTGTTGGTGTATAAATCATGTTTTCCCTTATGGGTGTGATGCAACATAAGCATCAAATTTTGCGCTTAATTCTTGCAATGCTTTGACTAAAACAGGGACAAGAGATTCTCCGTTGTAACGCAGTTTTTCGCTGTCTTCTGCATCAATTATTACGGGGTTACTTCCTTCTAATGCCAAAATATCTTGCGCTTTAAAACCATACCGAACAGGGCCATGCGGCACAGTAGATTCACGATTTTCTTTAAATTGATATTGAACAGGATTAAGTTGTTTAACAAAATCTAAACCATGCTGAACTGGAGCAAAGTTCATTTTGTCTCTAGCATCCGATACCACAGTCCATGCAATTTGGATGTACGCATTGGTCGAACTTGTACTGCCAATAGCAATTCGATTACTTTCAGTAACTGGGTCAAATGGAGGTAAATATCCTCCCGCACTTGTAAGACCACCAATTAAAACATTGGCCTGTCCAGTTGTTAAATTTATTCCTGCAGAATTTCCAACAGCTAAATTTGAATTACCCGTAACAGAATATAAAGTATTAAATCCAAGCCCTGTGTTGTAAAGGCCAGTTGAATTTGAAAATAAAGCCGCCTCTCCAATGCCCGTATTTTGTTCGCCAGTTGTGTTGCCTTTAAGTGCATCTAATCCAAAAGCAGAATTACCTGTGGCGGTTGTGTTGTTATACAAAGACCACCTACCCACAGCGGTACATCTACCACCAGTAGAGTTAAATTTCATTGATTGATAACCAACGGCAACGCTGTAACTTGCTGAAGAATTTGTGTAAAGGGCTTCATACCCCATTGCCGTGTTGTACGCCCCATTGCTGTTTGTGTACAAAGCAGTTGTTCCAACAGCCGTGTTTGCAACCCCTGTTGTGGAAACCCCTGCGTTATATCCAAGTGCGGTTAAATATGGAGTTCCGCCACTAGCTGTCATCTTTCCGTAAACACTGCCTTCAGCAGTAGGCGTAGCGGAAGAACCACCAGCAGCCGCCCAAGTACCATCACCACGCCAGAAAGTTGATGCACTAGCGGATGTTCCTGAGTTCAGATTTGTTACTGGTAAGTTTCCTGTTACACCAGTAGATAAAGGAAGGCCTGTAGCGTTAGTTAAAACACCGCTTGCAGGTGTTCCCAACTGAGGAGTAGTCAGAACAGGGCTTGTCAAAGTCTTGTTGGTCAGGGTTTCTGTTCCCGCCAATGTAGACAATGTTCCCGTTGTGGGGAATGTGACGTTCGTTGTGCCTGTCAGAGTCCTTGTGTAGGCAAAGTTGCCAGAGCCTGTGACAGTCATGGCAGCGTTGTTTGCTACCCCTGTGCCGCCTTGTGCGGGGGTTACTGTTGCAGCTTCCTTTAGTAGTTTGCCCGTTGTTCCATCAAATGCGGCTAGATTGTTGTTAGTAGAAGACGCTGGGCCAACAACATCTCCACCACCCGCTGGCGCAGCCCAAGCACCATCACCTCGCCAAAATGTACTTGCTGATGCTGATGTGCCACTGTTCAAGTTAGTCACAGGCAAGTTGCCTGTTACACCCGTAGTTAAAGGTAATCCCGTGGCATTTGTTAAGGTAGCACTTGCAGGTGTTCCAAGAACGGGGGCAACAAGAGTCAATGCTGTGCCGTTGGTTGTAGCACCTGTGATGCCGCCAAATGAACCTGCATTGTTGTACTGGACTTGAGTGGTTGAGCCGCCTGGTGTACCACCACTAGATGCCGCAATTGTTTGGTTAGGCCAAGTGCCAGTAACAGTTACATTTGATCCCGCAACAATGCTGGGGGTTGCTGTTGCTGTGCCACCATTCGCTATGGGAAGTAAACCAGTTACACCAGTAGTTAATGGAAGACCCGTTAAGTTTGTTGCGACACCACTTGTAGGTGTACCCAATAAAGGTGTTACCAAAGTGGGTGAAGTGGCAAATACAGCAGAGCCTGTTCCTGTTTCATCAGTTAAAGCAGAACGTAGATTTGCACTACTTGGAGTCGCTAAAAAGGTTGCTACACCTGTTCCAAGACCACTTACGCCTGTGCTGATAGGCAAGCCAGTTGCATTCGTTAAAGTGCCACTAGTGGGTGTTCCAAGAATAGGGGTTACTAGGGTAGGGCTTGTAGCAAATACCAATGAGCCAGAACCTGTTTCATCCGTAATCGCAGAGGCTAAATTAGCACTAGAGGGTGTTGCCAAAAGAGTTGCTACACCAGTACCCAAACCACTTACGCCTGTTGAAATAGGAAGACCCGTAGCATTTGTTAAGACTGCTGCACTCGGTGTTCCAAGGGCGGGAGTCACCAGTGTTGGCGAGTTTGACAACACTACATTTGTTGTACCTGTAGAGGTTGTAACGCCAGTACCACCATTGGCAACACCTAAAGTTCCTGTAATGTCAGCAGTAGAAAGACTTACGGCATCCCAAGATGCGTTAGTTCCATCGCTTTGCAGATATTTGTTGGCAGCAGATACTTGTGATGGCAACAAGTTATTCAGAGCACCTGCGGCTGTAGAAGCACCAGTACCGCCATCAGCTACCGCTAGATCAGTGATGCCTGTGATCGTGCCACCCGTGATTGTTGCGCTAGAAGATGTAATCGGGCCAGTAACACCCGCTGTAGCCGTTACAGCACCTGTCAAAGTAGATGTACCTGTCACCGCCAAAGTGGTACTTGCGGTGATTGCTTTAGCCGCCAAGGTTGTGTTAGCTACTGTGGCAGTTCCTGTAGCCGCACCAATGTTGACAGCAGTAGCCGCACCACCTAGATTCAAGGTAGTTGAGACTGTGTTAAATGCCGCTTGAGTTACCGCACCAACCAACGCACCCGCTAAAGTTGTTGTGCTTGATGCCGCTAGGGTTGTGAACGCACCCGCAGCAGGAGTAGTCCCGCCAATAGCCGCACCATCAATTGCACCGCCCGTAATTGCAGCAGCAGAGTTGTCTGTCTTAGTCGCAACAGCAGTGGCAATATTGTTGTACTCAGTGTCAATCTCAGTACCTTTGACAATCTTTAAGGGATTGCCAGGCGACAAGTTGTCTTTAGTCGCAAAGTTAGTGGTCTTTGTATAATTGCTCATGGTTTACCTCTTAGGCCATTTTGCCATCTTTGGCTTGAATTTCAATCTTTTGTAGGGATAACTGAGTGCCGTTAATGGTTGTCTCATAACCTGTCTGGACAATCTTTCCCGCACCAGATGCGTTTGCTCTCAATGTCTTAATTGCAATACCACTTGTGTACTCAGCTACATTGTATTCACCCACGCCATACTCATAACTTACTTGGGTAGGAATATAGATATTTTGAGCTTGGTAAGCACCTGAGTAATCAAAGCCCCAATTGATCGTTAAGAACTGATTTGAGCCACCAATCACAATTGCTGAAATAGTCTTTAAAACAGAAATCTGGTTTGGATTACCAAGGTCAGCATTGTTTGTGTAGTACGCAAATCGATACGTTGTTGTGTCATCTATGTAACCGCCATACTTACCAATAAAACCATTCTTACCAATTAACAAGTCTCCATTACGCAAAGAACGCAAAGATGTTGGTGCAATAGAGTCCCATTTGGTTA